ACCATACACAAGCAGAATGATAACCGAGCAAGATGCGCAGCTTCCGTTTTCTTATCGTGCAATATGGCTCAAAAACTCGCCCGGCAACATTTTAGGATGCAGGTCGGCAATGGTTGGCCGATACGAGGACGTGTGCGTTTTTCAGAAGGTTCAGCAAGAAAACAAGTTAGGGCACCCACTTCGAGTCGTTATGCAAAACGAGCTTGCACAAAGCGGGAAAACAAAAGAAGACGCGCTCAAGGCGGTCGGTAGCAGTGCATCACATTATTTCACGGATGGATTGCAGTTTAGGATTCCGACAGAGGAAAAGCATCGGGCGCTTGTAGACGCTGGCATTTTGTCGATTAGATATGACGAACTTCGAGAGATAGACGCCGAGTTCTTGGAACGCAAATACGCTCAACTCAAAAGCGAATATCCATCTGTGTTCAATCTTTGGCAGGGCGGGCGCTCAAAGTCAAACGTCCTCGAGTACCCCCAAGACCGCAACGGCTTCCACCCAACACAAAAGCCCGTCGCGCTTCTTGAGGACTTGATTCAAACGTTTAGCAATCCCGGCGACACCGTTCTCGATTTCACAATGGGTTCCGGCTCAACTGGCGTCGCCTGTGCCAACACCGGGCGGCGGTTCATCGGTATTGAGCTTGACCCCGGCTACTTCCAGATCGCCCAAGAGCGCATCTCAAAGGCATATTCGCCTAAAGATTGACAACCTCCCCGCTGGGATTACATCTTTCTGCCAATTATTGTACAGTATAGTTAAAGGGTCGCGACCTACCGCAGAGGGGGATTTACCATGATGGATTTCGTGCTCAACCTGCAATTGTTCGCTGACGGAGCTGGCGGGGACGGCGGCGCGTCGGGAGCGGATGGTGCAGCGGCACCGGGCGCAACGGTACAGGCGGTCGCCGCGCCTGTGTACGAATTGCCTGCGAGCAAGCGCAGACCGGGGATGCAGCGGCAGGCCGCCGCGCCCGCGCCCGCGCAGGACAACGCACCGACCGCAGGGGTGCAACAGGACGCTCCGGCACAACCCGCAGCCCCACAGGAACCCGCTCGCAAGAACTTTGACGAGCTGGTGAAGGGCGAGTATAAGGCGGACTTCGACGCGCGTGTGCAGGAGATCGTCAAGCAGCGATTGAAGGCGAGCAAGGGCGCGGAGGAAAAGCTCGGCAAGTACCAGAGCGCATTGCAGGTGTTGGGCGAGCGCTACGGCGTAGACCACAACGACCCTGACGCGCTGGCAAAGGCGCTTGACGAGGACAGGGCGATGTACGAGGACGAGGCAATGCGCGAGGGCGTACCCGTCGAACAGTACATGCGCACCAAGAAGCTGGAACGCGAAGTCGCGGCGTATCAGAGCCAACAGCAGCAGGCAGCCCAAGCGGCGCGTGACGAGCAGGAGTTTGGCGGACTGATTCAGCAGGCGGCAGAGCTGAAAGCAACGCACCCGGAGTTCGACCTTGAACAGGCAATGACCACCATGCCCGACCTTGTGCGGATGGTTCTCAAACCTCCGAGGGGCGCGGGTGTTCCGCTGAAAGCCGCCTATATCGCGCTCAACTACGACCGCGAGCAGGCGCGCGTACAGCAGCAGATACAGCAGGCGATGCAGTCCACCGCGCAGACCGCACAGGCGGCAGCGGCGCAGGCAATCGCAGCGGGCTCACGCCGACCCACCGAGAACGGTGCGGGTGGCACAGCAGCGGCATCCACGAAAGCGGGTGTTCCGCAAAACCTGACCGTGGAGCAGATCAGAGAGTACGCGAGACGCGCCCAGAGGGGCGAGCAAATCACGTTCAGATGATCTAGCTCCCAAGAGAGGAGTAACGATCATGGATAATCTCATCCTGAATCTCCAGATGTTCGCGGACGCTTCGACCGTCGTGAACGTTACCACCCAGTCCGGCATTGTCACGCCGGAGATGAAGACCTTCTACAACACCGCGCTGCTCGAAAACGCGAAGACCGAGTACTACTTCGCGCAGTTCGGGCGCAAGCAGAACCTGCCCGCCAACCACGGGCGCACCGTGGAATGGCGCAAGGCGAACGAGCTGCCCAACGCGGCGGTGCTGACCGAGGGCGTGATTCCGTCTGGTGAGACGGTTGGCTACACGGCCATCACTTCGCCCGTCGTGCAGCGCGGCATCTATGTCACCCTGTCCGACCTGCTCACTCTCCACGCGGTCGACCCGGTTCTGACGAACACGGTTGAAAATCTCGGCACGTCGTTCGGCAACACGGAGGACATTGTGATCCGCAATGAGCTTCTGACCGGCACGAACGTCATGTATGCTGACACGCTGGATTCCAATGGCGCATACAGCGCGACCCCGACCGGGCGCTTCGGCATGACGGCGACGTACAACCGGCTCACTCCCGCGATGATCGCCAAGGCGGTTACCTACCTCAAGAAGGTCAAGGCTCCGCGCATCAACGGCAAGTATGTCGCGATCATCCATCCGTCCGTTGCGGAAGACCTGCGCAACTCTACGGCGTGGATTGAGGCGCACAAGTACGCGGCGACGACCGAAATCTTCAACGGCGAGATCGGAGAGCTGCACGGCGTTCGCTTTATCGAATCGCTGAACGCGAAGGTGACGGCAGGCGCGAAGCTGACCGCAACGAACCGCTACCTGACCTGCACCGCGACCTACGTTACCAACGATTCCGGGTCTACCCCCGGAGCCGGCGAAGCGAGCACGTTCAAGCTCACCATCGCCGAGACTCCGACCGCGGCGCTTGTCGGGCGACTGGTGCACATCTACGACGCTTCCGCAACCGGCTATGTCGGCACGGTTGAGATCGTGGGTATCGACGCGACGAACAAGTATGTTTGGCTCGACGCGGGGTTGGGCATCAGCCCCACGACCTCCGACAAGCTGTTCCCCGGCGAGGGTGGCGCGGAGCCCACGGCAACCGCTGCGCCCTGCGCGGTCTACTCCTGCCTGTTCCTTGGCAACGAGGCGTATGGCATGATCGACCCGGCGGGTGGAGGCATGGAGATGCACATCAAGACCAAGGGCGAGATTGGCGGACCTCTCGAGCAGTTCTCGACGGCTGGCTATAAGTTCGAGGGCGGCACGAAGATTCTGTACGAGAATCGTATCCTGCGGCTCGAGTGCTGCTCCAGCTACTCCCCCATCGACGAGACCAACTAACGACGACCGGGGGCGGGGAACCGCCCCCTCTATAACATAGGAGGGTTTGTATGGCAAAGATTACTCCCGAAAATGAAGTGCTCGAAACCGCAGACGAGACGATTGCGCGGATTGAAAGCGAAATGGTTCCGATCTACATCCCGCTGGAGGGCGCAGGTGGTGAAACCGTCCAATGGGTGGGGTTCAACGGCAAGACGTGGACGATTCCGCGCGGCAAGACCACCTATGTTCCCCGCGGGTTGTCCAACATCATTCGGCAGCGGGAGCACGCGCAGCGCGAAGCCCGGGCGTTCAACGAGCGCGGCGAAAAGAAACTCAACGACCCGGCGTTGCGATAAGGAAGGGGCGCTGACGCATGACGATAGCTGAAGCAATTGCGATGGTCGACGCGTACAAGCCGAACAAGTTGACGAGCGCGCAGAAGATCAAGCTGCTGTCGGATGCGGACAGCGCCATTTTCCAAGAGATCATCTCAACTCATGAGGGCGACGACACAACGCCCACGGAATTTGCGGGCTACACGGACGCGACCGATACCGATACGGCGCTGCTCGCCCCTGCCCCGCACGACCAGCTATACCGATGGTGGCTCGAATCCCAAATCGATCTTGCAAACATGGAGCTTGCCAAGTATGGCAACTCCCACGCCCTGTACAATGCCGCATATCAGGCGTTTGCTGCATACTACAACCGCAAGCATATGCCGATTGGCGCGGCGACGCATTTCATCGTGTAAGGAGGCGGCGCTATGTATCTCCCGGAGCTGACGCCTATCCCGCAAAGCCGCCTCTTTACGGATGCGTTCGGCGGGTACAATCACAATTTAAAAATCGCAAGCGGCGAATGGTACGACGAGCAGAATTTATCATCGTCGTACTATCCGCTGTTTTCGCAGCGGGACAGGCGCGGCGTGATTGCCACGCTGACAAGTCCTCAAGGGTTGCTATCAAAAGAAGCGCTGATGTATGTGGACGGCGCGACTTTGTACTATAACGGCGCTGCGGTTTCCGGCATTACTCTCTCGACCGATGCCGGGATGATTCCCAAGACGCTTGTTTCCATGGGCGCGTATGCGGTCATATTCCCGGACAAGGTATATGTCAACACGGCGAACCTGACGGACTACGGGAACCTCGACGCGACGTTTGAGAGCATCGAGGATGCGGACGTGTCATATCAGATGTGCCGGGACGACGGCACGACGTACCCGACCATTGCGAACATATCCGCGACCGCGCCGACCGACCCGGCGAACGGCGATTACTGGATTGATACGAGCGCGGCGACACACGTCTTGAAGCAGTACAGCGTGTCAAGCGCGATGTGGGTGGCGATTCCGACCGTGTATGTGCGTATCGGGTACGCAGGCATCGGCACGAATTTTGCGCAGTACGACGGTGTGACGCTCTCCGGGTGCTCGTACACGGGAGACAACGCCACGCTGGGCGCGCAAATCGCGGCGCTGAATACGGACTGCATCGTTTATGCGCGCGGCGACGATTACATTGTCGTGGTTGGCGTGCTCGATCAGACATACACGCAGCAGTCGGGCAGCGTAACGGTAAAGCGCGAGTGTCCGTCGCTGGACTTCGTGACTGAAAGCAATAACCGCCTATGGGGCTGCAAGTACGGAATGGTGAACGGCAAGGCGGTCAACGAGATTCGCGCCTGCAAGTTGGGCGACTTCAAAAACTGGAACGTGTTCATGGGCATTTCCACGGACGCGTACACGGTCACGGTCGGTACGGACGGGAAATTCACGGGGGCGATTGCACATCTCGGCTATTCCCTGTTCTTCAAGGAAGGCTGCATCCACAAAATCTACGGAGATATGCCGAGTGAGTACCAGGTACAGACGACCATGTGCCGGGGAGTGCAGGAGGGCTCGCACCTGTCGCTGGCGATTGTGAACGAGATGCTTTTCTACAAGTCGCGCGCGGATGTATGCGCCTACGATGGCGCGCTTCCGACATCCGTTTCCGACGCGCTGGGCACGGAACCGTACTCCGGCGCGGTCGCGGGCGTTCTTGGCTCGAAGTATTACGTCAGCATGAAGGACGCGGCGAACGCGTGGCATCTGTTCGTCTACGACGTGGCGCGCGGGATGTGGCATCGCGAGGACAACACGCGTGTTATGCAGTTTGCACAAACAAAAGGCGATCTTCTTTATATAAACTACACAACAAAAGTGCTAACGAGCGTCAGCGGCGCGCAGGGTACGCTTGAATCAAGCCTTGCGTGGAACGCGACGAGCGGCATCATGGGCTACGAATACCCGTTTGCAAAGTATATCTCGCGGTTCAACATCCGCGTAAAGCTGGCGGCGGCGGCGACAATCACGCTTTACATCGAGTACGATTCCGCGGGCGGTTGGGTGAATATGGGGACGTACACGGGGAACGCACTCACGCAGACCTTTACAATCCCGGTCATTCCGCGTCGATGCGATCATCTGCGGCTGAAACTGGAGGGCGTGGGCGACGTGAAGGTATACTCTATCGCGCGCGTGTTGGAACAAGGCGGTGATGGCTGATGGCACTCCACTTCGCGCCTCCAGAGGCGCTTCATGGCAGCGTAGAGCGGCAGGCGGCGCAGATATACCGATACCTGTTTCGAATGTCCGAACAGCTCAACAGCGCGCTTGCGGCGGTAGAGAAGGGGGCTACGACGGGGGTTGTGCAGGCGATTCCGGCTGCTGCAGGAGCGGCATCCTCCACAACGGCGGCTGAAACCACCACGGACGCGTACAACAACCTCAAGTCGCTCATTATCAAGAACGCAGATACCGTGGTTGCGACGATGGACGAGATGCGGGAGACGTTCGCAACCACCTACCTAGCACAGTCCGAGTTTGGAACGTTCCAGTCAAACCTTGCGAGCACGATCACGACCACAGCAGAGGGCTTGCTTCTCGACCTTGACTATGATTCGCAACTTGACGCGGTAGACGCTGCGTTGGCGGGGTTCGCGTCCTACCAGACCACGACGCAGCAGTACATCAAAATCGGCGTAGTGAGATACAACGACGACGGCACAAGCGAAGCGGGCGTAGTGGTCGGGAAGAACCTCTCCGAAGTGGAGATTGACGGGAAAACCATTGTCACCAGCTCGAACATGTACTCATGCTTCACGGCGACGGAGCTTTCGTTCTGGAAGAACGGGGTCAAACAAGCGTATTTCTCAAACGAAACGTTGTACGTCAATGCAGTTTCTACCAACACCGTCCGCGTCGGGAGCTGGCAAATAGACCGCACAAACGGATTTTCGATAAAGTGGGTGGGATAAATGGCTGACATTACCGGAACGATCTACGGGGCAACTTCAAATTCGATGGTCGACGCGAAAATCGAATGGGAAGAAACGGTCAGTGTTGTTTCAAACCAAGGAACTGTAACTGCTCGCCTCTATCTGCGTACACGAACAGGATATGTGACTTCGTCCGGCAACTCGACGTTCACGCTATACATCGGGAGCGCATCAAGCGGAGAAGGGTCGTTTTCCTTTTCCATCGGGCCCGGCAACGAATGGGTGCTTGCAGACACCGCATACGCCTACGTTGCACACAACAGCGACGGCACAAAGTCCATCGCAATCTCGGCGTCTGGCAAAATGTCCGGGTCTTCTGTTTCTTCGATTAGCTGTTCCGCGACGGTTGCCCTGTATGCAATTCCCCGTGCGAGCACGTTCGCGCTCCCGGACAGCGTGGAGGTGAACGGCACAAACGCGGTGACGGTGAATATTACGCGCATGTCCGGCGCATATACGCATAGGGTGCGCATCTACACAGAAAGCACATATGCGGGTTCGACCTACAAAACCGAATTGACAGACGTCGGCACATCCGTGTCGTACGCCATCCCGGCATCGTGGCGACTGTCCATGCCGACCAGCGTTTCAAAGGTGATAAACGTCGAGGTAACTACGTTCAACGGCGCGGCACAGGTCGGCAATTCGAAATACGGGACTTTCGCGATTACGGTTCCGTCGAACGTTAAGCCGACCGTGGACGCCACAAACGTCACGCTTGCACCGGTGCAGGCAGACGAGATCGGCGGGTTCACGCATTATGTGCAAGGGTTGTCCGCGTGTGGCGCAACTTTTGACAGTCTTGCGTCTGATTTCTCGTCCGAGGTTGCAATCACGGGGTACTATATTCAAATTGGCGGCACAAAGACTTCAAGTACGCCGTTTAATTCTTCAACTTTTGAAGCAAGCGGCGATTACACAATCACGGTCGGCGTGACGGACGCGCGCGAACGCACAGGGACGTACACGCAGACGATCACGGTTTACCCCTACGACGAACCACTCATCACGGGATTGAGTGTGTTCCGGGCAAACGGTTCCGGGGTCGCGTCTGATACGGGCGGGTATGTGGCTATAACTGGCACTCCAAGCTATTCTGACTGCGGCGGCGACAACGGCATCGCCCACTACCGCGCGCGCTACAAAGCGGCTTCTAGTGGCTCTTATGGCGCGTGGGAGAATTTGACGAGCGGGGAAACCACGCTGATCGGCGGCGGCTCGCTGCTCTCTGCGGTGACGTACAACGTCGAGGTGCAGGTGGTTGATTTCGTGAGCAGCCCCGACCCATACCCATACGTCATTCCGACCGCAAGCGTGGCGTTCAACATCAAAAACAACGGCAACGGAGCGGCGTTCTTCAAGTACGCGGAGACGGACGGGCTGGTTGACATTGCGGGCGACGTAAAGGCGGTGGACGGCACTTTCACGGGGGATGTGGTGGCGGATTCTGTTACCGCAACAACGCCCATTGGGTATTCGAGCGGCGGCACAAACGCGATGACCCCCGGGGGGATTGTGAATAACATCAAAACGCCGCTTGTCAACCTGCTCTATCCGGTCGGGAGCATCTACCTGTCTGTCGCGGAGACGTCGCCCGCCACATTGTTTGGCGGGACGTGGGAGCAGATTCAAGACAAGTTCCTGTTGTCGGCAGGAAGCACATACGCGGCGGGGGCGACTGGTGGCGAAGCGGAACACACGCTGACCGTAGGCGAGATGCCCGCTCACAACCACAACTTTGTCAACTCGAAGGTCGGGGGCACGGGAACGACGCAATGGGTCTGGGCGTCGGGCGGCGGCAACAACACAACCGCGATCACGAACGCGGGCGGAGGACAGGCACACAACAACATGCCGCCATATCTGGCAGTTTACGTTTGGAAGCGCACGGCATAGAAGGAGGAATACAACATGACCGAACAGGAGCGGCTTGCGCTGCTAAACCAGCAGAATACGGCGAACACGACAACGACGAGCCTTGCTTCCGCAATTGCGCCAACAACGAGCGCGACAAGCAATTCTTCCACGACACAGGCCACGGGCAGCACGGCGGCGAGCACCACAACGCCCGCGACCGCTACGCCCGCTACCCATTCCTTCAACCTGCCGGGTGTGTCGGACGCAACGAGCAAGACGCTGAATGACCTTTTGACGAATGGGTACAGCCCTTCCGCAACGGTTGACACAGCAATGAAGGAATTGCAGGCGGTTATCGACAAACAGCCGGGCGCGTTCAACTCGCAGTATTCCGCGCAGCTAAAGCAGATTATGGATCAGATTCTTGGGCGCGAGAAATTCTCCTACGACATGAATGCGGACGCGACGTACGGGCAGTATAAAGACCAGTACCAGCGCGCCGGGCGCACGGCGATGATGGACACGATGGGGCAGGCGGCGCAGCTCACGGGCGGCTACGGCAGTTCCTACGCGTCGACGGCGGGCAATCAGGCATACCAGAGCTACTTGACGCAGCTCAACAACATCGTGCCGGAATTGCGCTCCAATGCGCTGTCCGAGTACAACGCGCAGGGCGACCGCATGAATCAGGCGTACTCGATGACGAGCGACGCTTTTAGCAGAGAGCAGGCGCAATGGCAGGATGATTACAACCGCTGGCTGACCGAGCGTGACTATGCGGCCGGGCGATACGACACTGAGCGCGGCAACGATTACACGGACTATCAGAATCAGCTTGACCTATGGTACAACGTCGCCAATCAGGAGAACGCACAGTACAGCGAGGACAAGCAGTACGCCTACAAGACCGCGATGGACATGTTGAGCAACGGCATTATGCCGTCTGCCGAGATGCTTACCGCTGCCGGGCTGTCTGCTGCCGACGCAAAGGCGATCTACGGGACTACGAAGAAAAGCTCGAGCAGTTCGTCCAGTTCTTCTAAATCGTCCAGTTCCTCTAGCTCGTCCAGTTCTTCGAGTTCGGCGGCGGCAAAGCCCGCGACAACCACAACCGGCATGTCTACCGCTGCAATTGACGCGGCGGCACGAAAGGCGTATGCTTCATGGGCAAGGACGGGACAAACCCCGAACTGGAGCAGCTATCCCGCGGCGGCACAAAGCGCGCTGAAATCCGCGTTCAACCGCCTCAAACAGTCCACGGTATAGGAGGTAACATATGCCTTTTACTGATTCGCGCAGGAACCGGAACGTTTCCATGACCGACACGGGCAGCGGCTCTAAGGCGCGCACGGTGCCGAAGAAGAAGCCCGTCAAAGAGGACGATGACACGCTGGCACGCTGGCTCGACCTCAAACGGGCGGCGACTGCGGCGCAGAACGTCAAGGCGCGGGCAACTGGCGCGCCCATGTCCGAGAGTGTGGACGAAGTTCGCAAATTCAACAACCTGCAAGCGCGCACAAATGCCGGAGCGACCACTCCGACTGCTTACGATTTTGGCGGCGCAAATCCGGGCGTTACTTCTCGCTGGGCTACTCCCGAAGGCGTGAGTTTCCAACAGCAGGTGGACTTTGGCGGCGGCGAATGGTATATGCCGGGGCTGTTCAAGACGAAAGCCGACTACGACGCATTTAAGACTTATCAAGTGGACGAAGCGGCAAAAAAGACTGAGCGAGACAGACAGGGACGCGTTGCGGGCAAGTCCGCCGATCAGGTTCAGACGATGCTTGCGGACATTGAACGGCAGCAGCGGGACGAGCCGGGCAAGCGCGACGAGTTGCAGGGAGATGCCGAATGGCTCAAAACATGGCTGACGAACAACACGCAGGCAGGCTCCCGCGTTGCCACAGCCGAGAACAACGCGCGGATGAACCAGCTTTTGAAGCGGCGCGATTGGCTGACCGGACAGAGCGCACAACTTGGCGAGCAGATGCAGGGTCTTGACACGGGCGCGGAAGTTGATTACGATCAGGCGCAGACGAACGCGGGCTTCGAGGACAGCGCCAACTCCGCGACGGATGACTTTGTGCGCCGGAAGATTCTCGAAGCGCAGGGTCTTTATAACGCAGACCCGGATAAGTACGAGCGCGCGGGAGATACGTCCGAGATGCTTGCGCAGCAGGGCAAGTATCAATCCGAGATCGACCAGATCAATGCGCAGATGCCGGGCATTCGCGCGGGCGGGTATTCCGCGTCTTTGAATGCGAAATACGGGTTTACCGACCTTGCGGCACAGCCGGATTACGCGGCGAAAAGCAAGACCGGAACCGTCGCGCTGGGCATTGGCAACAACGGATTGCCGACGCGCCTTGAAGATTTCATTGACTACCAGTACATGACCCCGGAGGAAATTGCAAACGCGCGGTACTTGCAGAACACGCGCGACGACGGCGCGGCT